TGGTGACCGCAGTGCGGGCATGGCTCGAGCGCGTACGACTCTCCCGTGCACTCCTCTGCGGTCCTGATGGCGTCTGCCGCCGACTGGTGATGAGTGTACCTCACGACCTAATTATCCCTACCAGCAGCCACAGGCCGAGCGCCGCCTCTGCGGCCAGCACCAGCATCCCCGCGACGAAGACCTTCTGCATCCAAGCCTCGCGATGGATGGACGCGACGTCGGCCGCGCGGCGCACTGTCTTCCTGCGGTCCCCGGCCACGCGCTTGTGACGCAGCCGCCTCGCGCGCCAGTTGATCTCGATCAGCCCCAGCGCGGTCCCAATGACGAGGGCCAGCACGGCCCACACGAGGTAGTACTGCGTAAGAATTTCCAGCAGGCTCTTAATCATTGCGCGGGTGCTCCTCGGTCTTGAACTCGTGTCCTGCGGCGCAGACGCGCTCGCGGAGCACGTAGCTCCGCTGCCTGCGGGTGTGGTGCCTGCGCTCGCCGATGGTCGTGCGGGTCACGCGCGAGTGCTCGCCACACTCGGGGCACGGCACGCCGCTCGTGAACTTCTTCCGACGCCTGATCATATCTCCCCCTCGTAGGGTGCTGGTGGTGCGTCGTCGTCGGGCGCGGTGTCGTGGGTCACGGCCCGGACCTCCTGCAGCGCGGGGTGGTAGCCGCCGTGGCCGAGCGCACTGATGAGGTGCGCTAGACGGTCGGACATGGTGACGCAGTCCGGGGTGCGGAGCACGGCCCAGCTCGTGCCGCCCTCGCTCGCGATGGGGAAGCACAGCCGCCTAGCCACCGCGACGCCCTCGCCCTCGACCTGCACGCGCGACTCGAGGTACAGCGCGCGTCGGGACGCCGCCTCCGCGTAGAGCGGCGCGTCGATGCGCAGGCGCCTGACTCTCCAGCCACCGTTGTTCAGCAGCACGCCCATCTGGAATATCCAGCGGCCCGCGCTCGCCTCGCAGCCGTCCACCAGCCTCACGGCCAGCAGCTCGCGCCTCCCTCCAGTGCCAACCCCGACCCACGTCTGCACGACCGGGTGGGCGCCGAGCCGCTCTATGTCGCGCTTCAGCGCCTCGGTCACGTCGACGAAGGTCCACGCCCTCGGGGGCCTGATGGTCACGCGCAGTCGCCACGTGGTCACAGCGGCTTCCTCCTCGGGTAGACTTCTTCCTCCGATGCTGCAGGTGCTGGCGCGGGTGTCGGCGCGGGCGCTGGGGTTCTGATCACGCGATAGGACGCGAGGCTGCAGTCGTACTCGCACACCGCGATGAACGACGCGCACGTGGTGCCGTCGTCCTCGACCTCCGCGCGGTGCCGGGCGTAGCGCTGCGCGTCGCCAGAGTGCTGAAACTTGGCGATGATGTCCCCCGTGCCGTCCGACCACACGCGGAAGACCATCGCGCCGTTTACGAAGTTGCCATTGTTAGTGCTCATCTACTTCTCCTCCTCCTTTTAAAATCCAAGCAGCCACCAGAACGGCGTCCCAGCGGCGTACAGTACAATCGCGAACAGCGCGGCGTCTTCTAAAGTGATCACGGCCTCCTCCTCAGCGGCACTGCGCGCTGCTCGACCGGCAGCTCGGGGCCGCCGCACCTCGGACACGGCGGGTGCACTGGCTCCTCGGCGTAGCGCCGCAGGTCCCGGGCGGACTCCAGCTGGCGCACGGCGAGGCAGGCGGTGCACCGCAGGGTGATCTTCCTCACGACGTCGCCTCCATGCGCACCCAGCCGCGCCGCACGGCCTTGCGGAAGTCCCTGCGGGTGATACCACGGGACCGCAGCTGCGCCTCGGTGCGCCCGACGCGGTACTCGCACCAGCGGAGGTAAGCCTCCGTGCGGGGCAGGCGCGGGTTCTCTGGCGACACCCAAGCGATGCGCGGGCTCGGGTTCTGGGCAATCTCAGGGCGCACGGGCGCCCTGCGATAGCCCATTAAGCAGGGCACACCCACCACGATCGGGTGACCCACGAGCGCGGCTATGTGGGCCTCCGCAGCGGTTCTAAGGCCCGCATGGGCGTCCCTGACGCGCAGGAGGCACAGTACTAGGTCGGCCTGCCCGAGGCCGCAGGACAGCAGCGCGGGCATCAGGGCCGGCGCCCGAGGCAGGCCGAAGTAGTCGCGTACGAGGTACTTGATGGTCCGGTCGCGGCCGAGCCGCGCGATGGCTAGGTAGTGGGTGGTCAGCATGCAGGCTGGTTCCTTTTTGTGGGGTTTACATCTGCTCTTGCAGGTCGCCGTTGAAGAACTGCTCGGCGTTCATCAGGTGCCAGCGGTCGTCCTCCCTGATGGTATAGACCACGTAAACGCGGTCTGGCTTCTTGGCGAAGGTGCGCACGGCCGTACCGACGTAGGTGTAGATCTCCTCGGTGCGGCGGTGCTTAAAGATGCGAGCGCGGTCGGTCACGGGTCGGGGATTCTCCGGTTACTGTTAGCCAACAGTGCCACGGCGCCCGGGGTGCGGCAACCTCCGCGTCGGTAGCGGGGTGTAGCAAATCATGTACAGGGCGTATTGCCGTGGGTCAAAATTCTTTAGTAGTTTGAATATAGGTGACTTAGTCAGGTACCTGGAACGTCCGATTCAGGGCGTTGGTGATGGTACCGTGGTGTAGCGAAAGTGGGCGAAAATACAGGTGAGTCGGGGGTCTGAACCTGCTTCTGTATTCCTAAGTCCTTGATTCCCCTTACGTAATGCGCATATGTATTGATAATATAGAAAATTCCTCGTAGTGCGCGCGCAATTCTCGCGCACTAGGCGCACGAGTTGTTTGTTGGGCCTGTACGACCCTTGCGCTTGGGGTGCCGCAGGTGGTAGGGGTGGGGCCACGCTGAGTCGACCGGGTCCGAGGGGTTACAGGTTGGGCAGACGCGCTCCGAGCAAGTACTGGGTTGTTGTGAAGACGAAGCAGCCCTCGTCGAAGGAAGCGCTAACCAACGTACGCAACCAAGGCTTCGACTACTTCCATCCAATGATGAGATTGCAGTCTGTGCGAGCGGTGCGCCGCGCGGTGCCGGTCTTCCCGTACTACCTCATGGTGCGTGTCGACGATCGACGCAGCGACTGGCGAGCGCTCTGCTCGACGCGCGGCGTCTCGTACATGCTCATGGATGGCGAGAGGCCGGGTGTTGTTCGTGATGACGTCGTCGAAGATCTTCGCAGGCTGAGTGAGGATAACGACGATGGCTACTACCACGACGCCTCGCAGGAAGCCCCCCGATTCAAACCCGACAGCGTCGTACTTGGCACGCGCGGGTTATTCCAAGATCACTTCGGCACCTACAAGGGTCTGGCAGGCAATCGCGCAGAGCGAGTGCGCGTGCTGTTCAAGATCCTTGGCAAGGACGCCGAGTTCGAAGTGAATGCCGTCGATCTGGTAGCCGCTGCCTGATCGAGTCCGTAGTGTCCGCTGCTAAGCCGCGCTTTGATCGCGGAGTGCGGTAGCTTTAATCTTTTTTAGTGAAAGAAAGCCCCATCGCAAACTCTTCACCAAAACCTATTCCAATGGAGAAGAGGACCGGTCGTCCTAAGGGTTCGTTCGGCCGCAAGATGCAGGTCATACGTGCAGCGGCGCAGAACGCGTTGAAGCCGGGCAAGACGCCACTCGACATCATGATCCGTAACATGCTGCACTACGATGAGAAGGCTGACGAGCTGATGGCCGAGATCATCAAGGCGCTGCACTTCTCGAAGAAGAAGCCGGACGCGATGGAGCTACTCGACAAGTTGAAGGCACTGAACGACATGCGCATGCAGGCGCAGAAGTGCGCGGTCGATGCCGCACCGTTCGTTCACCCGAAGCTCTCCAACATCGAGATGAAGGTCGACTCGGCTCCGGTCGAGCGACCTGCGGACGAGTCGGCCATGACCGAGGAGCAGCTGGTCGAGTACTACAACAAGCTGCGCACGCGGCCCACGAGCATCAAGCCAATGGAAGTAGTCACGCTCGACAATGAGACTGGCGAGCAGGTACTGGAGGACGAGGAATGACGAACAGAATTATTTGGTTTGCCGCAATCGCAGCCCTGCTGATCTCGCACTCCTGCGGGATGTAGCTCAGTGAGTACTCAGACGATCGCGCGCCTCGTGATCTCCGCGATCGTGGTCATCGGGTTCGGCAGCATCGTGATCGCGTTCCTGCAGCTGCCGGCAGTTCCCAATGCGCAGTCGAACTTCGTGAGCATGCTCATAGGTGCGTTGATCAGCGGGTACCTGCAGGTCATCCACTACTGGTTCACGAGCGGTGGAGAACCGCAGCAGTGATGATAGTTAGGTCACTGCTCATCCTGCTGCTCGCGTCCTCTGCAGCATCGGCGCAGGCCCCCGTCGTCGATCCGACCAAGAATGTTCTCGACAAGGTCACGGACGCTGTGCGACGCCTCGACGACATGCGGGACATGGACCGCGCGCTGAGCGAGCTGCGGTACACCGCACTGAGGGACACCATCGCACTGCGGGCCGACTACGAGGACAAGCTGCGCAGGGCCGAGGCCAGCAGGCTAGACGCGATCAGGCTCGTCGACACCAACAACGTGTCGGTCGCCAACGAGCGAGCGACCGCGACCGCGCAGGCGCTGGCCAAGAAGGGCGACGACTCGGCACTGGTCCTGAGCACGCAGGTCACCAAGTCCGCAGACGACGTGCGCACGCTGGTCAAGACCACGGCCGACGAGCAGAACAGAAACCTGCAGCAGCAGTTCACGGCGATTCAGGCTCAGTTCACGAGCATAGGCTCGAGGCTCACGGCACTAGAGCAGACCGGGGCCGAGGGCATCGGCAAGCAGAAGTACAGGGACCCTGCCGACGCCGCACTCGCGGACGACGTGCGCAAGCTGCTGATATCGAGGAGTGATATCGCGGGCGTGGGTACGGGGCGCAGCGACGTGTTTGCGTGGGTGCAGACCGCGCTCCTGCTCGTGGTCGCCATCGGTGGTCTGTTCTTTGCGATGCGTAGGAGTCAGAGTTAGTTATGCGGGGGACGGTGGGATGCTGCGCGAGATCAAGACGATTGGTGACCTCATGGTCATCAGCTTTGCAGTGGTTTGGACGATCGTGCTCGTAGGGTCGATACTGGTGTTCACAGCCTTCGGGGTCCTCTACGAGATGGCCATGGACCGGAAGAAGCAGCAGCAGAGGAGCGACAGCAAGTGAGCGCAGGCAAGACGAACAAGTGCGACCGGGCGCTGGAGCTGCGCGAGCAGGGACTGTCGTACGCGGCCATCGCCGAGCGACTCGGCATCAGGACCGAGAAGGGTGTGAGCAGCCACATCAGGAACGGGAAGCGCAGGCGCGAGGACCGCCTGATGCGCGACGTGATGGAGCGCAGCTGAGTTGCTCGACCGCGTCACCAAGACCGTCCTCGACTGGCCGCCGAACTACGACCGCATACGCAGGGAGCGGGCCGCGCGTCTTCGCTGGCTGCTGCAGGACCTCGACGCGCAGCGCGGGGCGAAGCTGTTCTACGCGCAGGGGCTGGAGGGATGCGTCGCCTTCATCGAGGACTGGTGCGATACGTTCGATCCGCGCAACGCGGGGACCGGCAAGCCTACGACGATGCCGTTCATTCTCTTTCCTCGTCAGCGAGAGTTCATCGAGTGGCTGTACGCGTGCTTTACTGGCGACGCCAACGGGCTCGCGGAGAAGTGCCGGGACATGGGCGCCACGTGGCTCGCGGTCTGCTTCTCCGTGTGGCTGTTCCTGTTCTTCAGGGGCGCTACCATAGGCTGGGGCTCGCAGGACGGCGACAAGGTCGACGAGATCGGCAACATGTCGTCGATCTTCGAGAAGATCAGGTGGGAGCTGCGGACCATACCCCGCATCTTCTGGCCCGAGGGCTTCAGCGAGAAGGTGGGCATGAACTACATGCGCATCTACGCGCCCAACGGCAACAGCATCACAGGCGAGTGCGGCGACGACATCGGGCGAGGCGGACGGACGCGCGTGTACTTCAAGGACGAGTCCGCGCACTATCAGCACCCGGAGTCGATCGATGCGGCACTGGACGACAATACGCGGGTGCAGATCGACATCAGCAGCGTCAATGGACTCGGCAACGTCTTCCACACCAAGCGCGAGAACGGGGTCGAGTGGCATCCGGGCGCACCGGCCATACGCGGCAAGTCGAACGTCTTCGTTATGGACTACAGCGACCACCCGGACAAGACGCCCGAGTGGCACGCGCTGCGACGCAGTGAGGCCATCGACAAGGGACTGCTGCACAAGTTCGAGCAGGAGGTAGAGCGCAACTACGCGGCCTCGGTGCTCGGCGTCGTGATCCCAGCCGAGTGGGTCAGGTCCGCGATCGACGCGCACGTCGTGCTAGGATTCGTGGAGCACGAGCACGAGGACGTGTACGCTGGACTCGACGTCGCTGGGGGCGACACCGACGACTCGGGCGACAAGAACTCGATCGCCGTGCGCGTCGGGACCGTGCTGCGTCACTCGGAGCACTGGGGCGACAGGGACACGGCCGTGACTACGAAGCGCGCGATCACCATCGCAGCGCCGTTCATGCCCAAGAGCGACAGGCACAAGACGCGGAAGATCAGGATCGAGTACGACTGCTGTGGAGTCGGCGAGGGCGTGAAGGGCGAGTCCAATCGACTGCTCGACGAGGGTGACATGCCCAAGACCATCGAGTTCGTCGCGTGGAACGCGGGCGCCAAGGTCGTCAACCCCGAGCAGCGCGTTGTGATCAAGGACAATGGTGAGGAGGACGAGGAGTCTCCGACAAACGATGAGTTCTTCACGAACTTGAAGGCGCAGGGATGGTGGAGTCTGAGGCGGCGATTCGAGAAGACGCACCGCATGGTGCAGGCGGGGACCAAGGTCCTAGAGGCCGACGCGAGCGCGATGCTAATCGACCCAGTGACTGGGAGGCAGTCTATCTCCTATTCTCAGGACGAGTTGATCTCACTGGACAGTCGGATGACTAACCTTCGCACCGTGCAGAAGGAGTTGAGTCAGCCGACGATGGGCAAGGGATCGCGCATGCGCCTGCTCATCAACAAGAAGCCAAAGGGCACCAAGAGCCCGAACGACGCTGATGCCGTCATGCAGTGTTACTTCCCGGTGGAGAACTCCACGTACGACAGCAGCATGGAGTGGGTCTGAGAATGCTAACAGCTAAGGAGCACAGGGACATGCGCATCACGATGACTCTCGTTGGAATCTCCATGTCGGTCGGGTTCTGCGCCGCGTGCGCGGGCCTCGACCTGAGCGGCAGGGTCGACGACTCCGTGCCTCGTCACGCGCCGCGCACCCACAGCGCACCGGCACTGAGGGCACAGACGACGGCGGCACCCCCGGCCATCAGGCCCGTGCGCGCGGCGACCGAGGCTGACCTGCCGCAGGGCATCTCGTGCGGTCTGGTGCGCATGAGCGCGAGGATGAGTCCGCCGGACTCCAGCAAGCCGGTCCTCGTTCAGATACGCGAGGGCGCGGCGGCACGCGGCATGCACCTCACCGAGCTGCAGGCCGAGGCCATCGCCTCGTGCTTGGAGAAGTAGTAGTGCGACGCTGGGAGCGCTGCTCGATGAGCGCGGCCGAGTTCAGCGAGTGGGCCGGTGCGCTCCCCCTCATGCTGTGCGTGCTCGCGAGCGCGGTCGCGGGGCTGTCTGTACTCGTGATGTTGGTCGATAGGAGCGCGTAGCACATGCGGATATTCGACAACTTCATCAACTTCATCACGGGGCTCGGTACCGCGAAGGACCCGACCACGTCGCTGCAGTACGCGTTCAATCAGCTGAATCGGAACGACTTGGAGAACGCCTACCGGGGCAATTGGATTGCGCGCACGGTCGTGGACGCGCCGGCAGAGGACGCTACGTCGGAGTGGCGCGACTGGCAGGCGTCGAAGGACGAGATCGAGAAGATCGAGACCGTCGAGAAGACGCACGTCATTCAGATGAAGATGCGTCAGGCCCTGACCCGCGCCCGACTGTACGGTGGCGCCGCGCTGGTGATCGGAGTCGAGCAGGGCAACATCGAGGAGCCGCTCGACCTCGACGAGGTGGGAGAGGGCGACCTGAAGTGGGTCGTCGTCATGAACCGCTACGAGCTGAGCGCGGGGCCGCGCATCTTCGACGTCGAGTCGCCATGGTACACGAGGCCCGAGTACTACACCGTGAGCACGCCGACGACCGGGCTCGACAATCGAGGTCCGAACAGCCCCGTCATGGGAATGGCGCACATGCACCCGTCACGAGTGATCGAGTTCACCGGGCGGGAGCTGCCGGACTGGCGCCTCGCGCCGATGGGCGGGGGTTGGGGGGACAGCGTGCTGCAGGCGATGGACGAGACGCTGAAGGACTGGGGCATGTCGCTCGGCAGCATCGCGAACATGATCAACGACGCCAAGATGGACGTCGTAAGGATTCCGAACTTCTCGAAGAACATCGTGGACCCAAAGTACAAGGCCAACTTGTTCACGAGGTTTAGTGCGGCGAACACGGCCAAGTCGACGGTCAACACGCTGATCATGGACAAGGAGGAGGAGTGGTCGCGCATACAGACCAACTTCTCGGGCCTGCCTCAGATCCTCATGGCGCTGATGCCCATCGTGTCGGCCGCAGGCGACATACCCGTGAGCCGCCT